GCAACAAGCAATTCCGGGCATACAAGGCCGGGCAGCAGATCGTTGAAATGTATGTCGGGATCGATCCGACCGTAAAGCCAGCACAGGCCCCTAATACCGCGCGCAAAAGCAAGCGGGCAGGCGGTGGATCATCGGGTGGCGCGGTTGCGGCTTATTCGATCTTTGTCGAGCACGGCACCAGCAACATGAATGCCAAGCCATATATGCGGCCCGCTTTCGACAACACAAAGACGCAAGTTTTGGGCCAGATTGGCGACATTCTGGGCGAAGAAATAGCCAAGTCTGCGGCCCGCGCGGCCCGGAAGAAGGCGCGAAAGGGCTGAGCTATGGAAACAGCACTGCGCGCCCGGCTCCTGGCGGATGCCGGGGTTTTGGCGCTGGCTGCAACGCGGGTGGATTGGGGGGTGAGGCCGCAAGGCACCACCGCGCCATGCATCGTCATGACAGTCGTTTCGGATAGCCGTTCGCAGCACATGGCGGGGTTCGACGGGTTCCGCGCCACACGGGTTCAAATCGACTGCTACGCGCTGAAAAAGGCTGATGCGGTGGCGCTGCGGGAAGCGGTGATCACGGCGCTGGTCGGCGAGGCGCTGCAATCCGGCGTCAGTTTCCTGCGCGCCTTTATCAATTCCGTTCTGGACCGGGGCGAACAGACGGAAACCGGGTTCATTCACCGGGAAATGATCGACCTTCAACTTTGGCATAACGGATAGGAAAAACGAACATGACTGATGCAAGGATTGGCTGGGGCAGCGAGTTCTGGCTTGATAACGCTTCGGGCGTTCTCACCCAGCTCTCCGAAGTGCTTTCGGTTACGCCGCCCAACCCGCAGACGGCGGATGTTGAGGCCACGCACATGGCTTCGGCCAATCGCCGCCGCGAATATATCGCTGGCCTGATCGAAGACGGCGAGGGCACCTTCGAATTCAACTATGTCGCGGGCAGCGCCACCGATTTGCTGGTGCAGGCCGCGATCAGCGACGGCGTGACCCGCTCGTACAAGATCGTCCTGCCTGATGGCTCGACCGGCTGGGAAATCACCGGGGATTGCATCGTCAAGGGCTGGGAACGCAGCGCACCGATTGACGACCGCATGACGGCAACGCTGACTGTCCGGTTTACCGGCGCAAGCACGGAAGCCTGATATGGTCGCCCCGATTGATGCCAAGGTGACTTTTGAGGTGGAGGGTGAGACAATCACTCTCCGCCTTAACTTTCGCGCGCTGGCAATGTGCGAACAGCGCGGCGTCGATATGTTTTCCGGCACCGGAATCAGCATGACGCTGACGAATGGCGCGCAATTGCTGCGTTCGCTGGCGGTGACCGATCATCCAGACATGGACGAAGACGAAGCGCTGGCTATCGTCGTCAAATACGGCATGGCTGACTTCGGCGCGCGTATCGGCGAACTGATCGTGGCGTTCGGCGGGGAAGATGAGGGAAACGTCAAAGCGGGGAAGAAAGCCGCCTGACGGTTGGCGACTTCCTCGTGATGTGGATCCAGGCCGGGTTCTCGCCTGATACCTTTTGGCACCAGACCCCCGCTGTTTTTCAGTTGACCATGCGCGGCATCCGCAAGCGCGCCGAGCAGGAATTGCAGGCATCAACCCGGCTGGCATGGGAAACAGGCGCATTCAGCGCCAGCGCGTCCGCTGGGAAGCTGAAACCGCTTGCGCACTACCTCAAGCCTGCAACCCGCGCGCAGACGCCCAAGACCATGCTGGCGGCGCTGATGGCCTATCAGGCTGCGGGCGCGAAAATGACTATCCGCAAAATCGAGAGGAAATAGCATGGCAACCGAAACTGTCGGCTCCCTGCTGGTTTCGCTCGGCTTCAACAGCGCGGAATTCGACCGGGGCATCGGCAAGGCCAACCAGCAGGTTCGCCAGCTTTCAACGAACTTCAACGCGGCATCCAAGGACGTTGCGGTTGCGGCGAACCGGATGGGCATGTCGATCCGGCAGTTCTCCGGCAACGTCACGGCGCTGAAGGCCCAGCTGGACCCGGCAGGCACGGCGCTGGCCAACTACCGCAACCAGATGAACCTGCTGCGCGAAAGCTACAAGCTGGGCGCGATTTCGCAGGCGCAGTTCGTGACCGGCACACAAGGCGCGCTGGCCACATATCGGGCCAACGGTGCGCAGATCAACCGCACGAATGGCCAGATGCAGTCGGGCATGCAGCAGCTTGGCTTCCAGATGAATGACGTGGCGACACAGTTCGCCAGCGGCACCCGGCCCATGCAGATTTTTGCCCAGCAGTCGGGGCAAGTAATCCAGGCTGTTCAGATGATGGTCGGCGGGACGGGGCGCTTTGCCACGTTCATGATGGGGCCATGGGGTATTGCGTTGACGGCTGGCGTTATCGCGTTGACACCGTTCATCGGCAAGCTGATGGAAACGGTATTCGCCGCGAACAAGGCAACCGGCGCGCTCGACGAACTGATCAAGAAGCGGCGTGAGGAACGCGCTGAATCTGAAAAGCTGTTCAACGCGGATAAAGACCTGAACGGCTTGCTGACCCAGCGCGCAAGGCTTGAAGCCTATATCGCCAAGCAGCCGCGCAACCGGGCGACCGGCGCGCCGATGTTCGTTTACAAGCAGCAGCAGGAACTTGCGGCGGTCAACAAGCAAATCGCCGAAGGGCGTGACGCGCTTGATAGTGAGCGGACCGACCGCATGGGGCTGGGCCTTGATAAGGCCACCAACGGTCTCGCCAAGCCTTCCGTGCCCAAAGCAGGCGGCGGCGCATCCTCCAAGCCCTCCGGCCCCAGCGCAAGCGATATTTCCCGCGCCTTCAACGAAGAGCGCCGGGGGCTGATGCAGCAGTATAACAGCGCGATGGGCAGCATGGCCCTGAGCGCTGGCGAGGCCGCTGAATTCGAACTGCGCAACGTGGAACTGGCCCGCATCCGCACCCTCGACCAGATCAAGCACAACAAGGACTACAGCGCCGCGCAGAAGACGCAGCTGGTCAGCGCGGTCGATGAACTGGCCGAAGTCGAACGGCAGCGGGTCGAACGCGAAAAGACCAAGCGGCTCGATCAGGAGGCTGAACAGGCCCGGCAGGCGCAGGCGCAAAACGAGATTGAAAAGCTGCGGCTGCAAATGTCGCTGACCGACACCGAAGGGCAGCGGCTTGCCTTGGCCCTGCGCATATTCGACCTTGAGCAGCAGGAAGAACGCAACGCGCTTGAACGCATCATCGCCAGCGACACCCGCACCGTTGCCGAAAAGGCTCTGGCGCAGCAGGCGATGGATGCACTGGACGCCAATCGATCGGTTGGCGCTGCGGTTGTATCCCGGCAGAATGAAACCCGCGCGCAGGCGTTCGCGCGTGGCCTCAGCAAAAGCACCGAGCAGATCAATGAGGCTATCGCCGGGATCAAGATCGACGCGCTGGAAACCCTCAGCGACGGCATCGTTGACGCTATCGTCAATTTCAAGTCGCTCGGTGACGTTGCCTCATCGATCCTCAAGCAGGTTCTGGCTGACTTGCTCCGGCTGCAAATCCAGCAGGCGATTATCAAGCCGCTGGCGGGCATGCTTGGCCTATCGATCCCCGGCTTTGCCACCGGCACGAACTTCGCGCCGGGCGGTATGGCTATCGTCGGCGAACGCGGGCCGGAACTGGTCAACCTGCCGCGCGGCTCGCAGGTGATCCCCAATCACGAACTTTCGGGGATGGGCAGCCAGCAGATCCACAAGCCGACTTTCGTGTTCCCCGGCGTGACCGATGCCAAGCAGGCGCGTGAAAGCGCGGCGCAGGCAGCAATGCGTTACCGGCGCGAACTGAACGCGGGGAGGGCGGCTTAATGGCGCACCTCAATATCAGCCTGCCCAGCGAGATCGAACTTGGCCCTATCGAGCGGACCAACTGGAACATCGAGGTTGTCGTCACCGATGGCGGGCATGAAGTGCGCAATGCGCGTTGGGCGAATCCGCTGCGCACCTTCGATATCAGCTTTCCGCCATCCACCCGCGACGGCGCGGTCTATCAGGCGGTCAAGGACTTGTTCGAGGCCAGCCAGGGCGGGCTGCATTCGTTCAACTTCACTCTCTGGACCGATGAGACGGGCGGAACGGTTATTCCCGTCCGCTTTGACGGCGATTTGACGATTGAGGGGTTGGCAACACACCTTGACCGCATCGCCACCTTCGCGCTGGTCGAGGTGCGGCTATGAGAACACTCACATCCGGCATGAAAGGCCACCTTGCCGGGCGCGCACACACGCGCTGCACATGCCTGCGGCTTGATCTGGCGGACGGTTCAACCCTCGCCATCACCGACCACGATATCGATATCAGTTTCGACATTGGTGACGGCGCGGTGACCTATTCGGCATCAACCGGCGTTCTGCCTTCGGACATTGCGCTGTCCTGCGGTTTTGGCACTGATGATGTCGAAGTCGTCGGCCCTGTCACCGAAACTGGGCTGACCACACGCGCGGCGATCCTTGGTGGGCGCTTCGATGATGCCGTGGCGCGGTTGTTCATGATCGATTGGTCGCAGCAGGCCAACGAAGAAATCGCCCTGATGCGCGGCGTTGTCGCGGGGGCCACGGTCGAAGGGTCGCGCTTCCGCCTGACGGTCAATTCGGAAATCGCCAAGTTCCGGCAGGATATTGGACGGGTGATTACGGCTTATTGCGATGCTGACTTCGGGGATGCGCGATGCGGTTACACGGTCACCCCGCTTGCCGCGACGATAACAGCAGTGACCGACGAACGCGCCTTCACGGTCAGCTATAGCGGCACTTATGCCACCGGGTTCTTCAACATGGGCACGGTGACCTTCACAAGCGGCGACCTGTCTGGAATTCGCCCGGTCGAAGTGTTCACCTTCACCAGCGGCGGGGCAGGGGCGGGTTCGGTTGCGCTGTGGCTGGGCCTGCCGGAAACGCCTGCTGTGGGCGATACGCTGCAACTGCGCCAAGGCTGCGGCAAGACGCGCGCGGCCTGCCTTGCTTATGATAATGTCGTCAACTTTCGCGGCTTTCCTGATGTTCCGGGTTCGGATCAGGTGCTGCGTTATCCGAATCCCAGCGGATGATCGGGCACCTGATCGCCGCGCGGGCGGAGGAATGGATAGACGTTCCTTTCCACTGGCAGGGCACGGTTAGGGCCGGGTGCGACTGCAAGGGCCTGATCGCCGGGATTGCGCGCGAATTGGGGCGGGTCGAAGCTGACAGCGTGGAAGCGCTGGCTGGGGACTACGGCAGCAAGGTTCCGGTTGCGCGGCTCAAGGAAGGGCTGGCGCGGATGTTCGATCAGGTCACGGAACGGATGCCGGGCGATGTTCTGCTGTTGCGCATGGGTGGCGCGGCACAACACCTCGCGATCTATGCGCCCAAGGACGGCAATCC